ATACCATGAATAAAGGTATTAGAGAAAAACTTATGTCTATCTCTGATGCCTTTTTAGATTTTGTTAAGATTAATTTCTTCGTACACGACGTTGTTTTGACTGGTTCATTGGCGAATTATAACTGGTCAGAGTTTTCTGATATTGACTTACATATTGTTGTTGATTTCGATGAATTAGATGGTGATGGTGAAAAAACATCCGATTCATTAAAAGATATTGTAAAAGAATTTTTTGACGCCAAGGAAAGAGTTTGGAATAATAGGCATGATATTAAAATTAAAGGTTACGACGTTGAAATCTATGTTCAAGAGATTAACCAAGAGCACGTATCTTCAGGTGTATATTCAATATTAAATAATAAATGGATTGTTGAACCAGAATACGGGAAAGAATCTATTGATGAAGATAAAATACTAAAAAAAGCGGAATATTTTGTTAGTAGTATAGATAAACTAGTCGACAAAGCAAATAATGGCGAAGATGTAGAAAGCCAAGTTGAGAAGTTAAGGTTGAAGTTGAAACGTTTTAGACAAAGTGGTTTAGATGATGGCGGTGAATACTCATACGAGAACCTTACTTTCAAATTATTAAGAAGAAATGGGTACATTGAAAAACTATTGGGGCTTAAAAAGAAACTTATAGATAAGAAATTATCTGTAGAGTATTGATAACCTCAATTTTTTTCCATTTCTTTTGTATTTATAGGATAAGAATAAGCTTATATATAATTTATAAAAAATGGGAGATATAAAACCTCTAGGTAGCGAAAAGTTGCAAGGTTCTGACAAAATGAAAAGAATTCTTGAACTTACATATTACCACGAAAACAAGAATAACCCCAAGTCAACCACTAAATCGGAACTTGTTAAGGAAAGCACTAATGGTGTTTACGGTATCATCAAAGAAAGAGATGGTTACTATGTAAAGAAAGGTCTAACCGAATCTACCCTTGATTATATTGGCGGTATGTTCATGAAGAATAAAAATAGATTTAATTCATATGCAGAAGCATTGAAAAGATTGGAATTATTAAGTTCTCAAGAAATTCAAGAAGAAGCAACAAAATATGTGTTAAAACAAAATACACAAAAAACTGAGGCCCCTAAACCGGCCCCAACATTCCCAGAAGCACCATCATCTGCATCAGCCCCTGCGCCAGCTCCTGCTCCTGCACCATCTGCAGCACCAGAAGATATGGGTGGAGCACCAGAAGATATGGGTAGTGAGGAACCAATGGGTGGAGCACCAGAAGATATGGATAGTGAAGAGCCAACAGACGCACCAGAAGGTGGTGAAGGTGGTCCTGAACACATGAAAGAAGTGCAGAGATTAAGTGGTAAACTTGGACAAGCAATTAGAGAAATCGAAGACGAAATGGAAAGTGATGACGTAAAATACGTTATTAATATGATTTTGTCTGCTGTTGATATTGAAAAATTATCTGAAGAAGATAAAGAAGCGATAATTGACAGATTTGAACCAGAAGAAAGTTTTGATGATGCTTATACACCAGAAGAACCAGAAAGTGGGGAAGATGTAGGTGCTGAACCGAGTGCTGAAGATGAGCCAACTGATGAATTAGCTGAAACAATGAAAAAATTGGAAGAGTTAATCAACACAAAGATTGGCGGTAAAAAAACACCTGAAAAAGCAATTGAAACTGAAATTGATGAATTTTTCTTTGATGATGAAGAATCAAGTGATATGTCAGATGACGAATTAATTAATATGTCAGGTGACCAATCAAGTGATATGTCAGATGATGAATTAATGAGATCTAGTTTCCACGCGTCAAAACAAGTTAATAGACCATCTAGATTAGCTAAAAGCATGAAAACTGGTATTGGTTGGTTAGATGATAAAGGAAAACATCATAAAGAAGATGACTTCAATATGGATGATTATGATGAAGAAGATTTTGATGATTATGAAAGTTTTTCAGCAAAGCATGGTGACACATCATTAGATATACGTGATAAAAAATATTTTGATCACTATAAACCAATGAAAATTAAAACATTAAAAAAATATGATCAAACAGATATTACACCAGAATTAGGTGACATAAATGAAGCGATCAATACGACATTAAGCAAATACTTTGAATAAACGATGTATCTACTTTATATTAATGAACTAGGTCAAGATTATAAAGGCCAAAGACAATATGAATTTATCTTTGGTGAAGACCCAAGTGTATTAGTTGAAGAGTGGTTCATAATTCCATCAGCAGGTAGAGCAATACCTCCAGAAGTAGAATCAATCGATTTGGTTGGTTTATTAAAAAATTCAGATTTAAAACTAGATTTAGTTCAAAATTCTGATTACTTTGGAGTAATTGACGCGGTTGATGGAATTATTGCTTTAGGATGGGAATCATTTGATTTTGAAGCGGAAGAGAGACCTGTTAGGGTTTCTTTTCATTTTGGTGAACAAATAGATTCTGTAACAAGTAAACTAGCATCAAAGGGTTTGAGGTTAATAAATGAAGAAATAAAATACAAATTAAAATAAAATGAATAGAAAAGATTTAGTTGAAAAACTTATTAGCGAAGGATTTAGTGAAAAAACACTAGTCGGATTTAGTGATTCAAAACTTAAAATGTTAGCAGGTAAAATTATTGGTGAGGCGCAAACAGTTGCAACAACTAAAACTGTTTATTCAGCAAATGATCAAAATGATAAAGCGGCTGTTAACGCACTTTTAGATAAAGCGTCACGCGATCCAAATATTCTTAAAGATAAGACCATTGAAGTTAAGGAAATGGTTAAAAAGGGTGCTAAAAAGAAACCATCGGTTAATGATAAATCATTAAACGATTTAGGCGGTAAAGAAGATACTAAAAAAGAAGTTAAAGAGTGGGTTAATTCTTTAGTTGAAAATGGTTATCATCCATTAACAACTAAGGGAGATATGTTAGAAACAATAACTAGAAAAATTCACGAATCAGGTAATGCACCTGCAACAAAACCAGCACCAAGAGAAACACCAGTAAAAGACCCTGGAACAAAAGAACCACCTAAAAGAAGAGATGATCCTAGAAGAACACCTTTTAGAAATCCAAATGAAAAACCGAAGGTAAATCCAAATCCTAAAGCTGAAACTGGTAATGTTGTCCCAATGCCTAACAAAGCAAAAAAAGGACACAATGGAATACCAGAATTTATGACTTATGATGCAATAACTGGGAACAAATTTAAAATGGCTGCGGAGTAATTAAGCATATGAAACTAACTAAAAAATCATTAATATTGGCATTAAAAGAAAATCTTACTGAAATGCCAATGACATTTGACACAGACGATAGACCGGCTGACGATATTACTCGTGACCTAGCCAATCGTGAAACAAATCTTAAAAAAGTTCCATTACCTAAAAATGTTGAGGCACCAAACTCAAATTTTGAGGAGATGTTAGCATCTACTAGATATAAACAAATAGTTGCAAATCTTAGCAGATATGCAGGTATTAACGCTGGAACAGGTGAACGTAATCTCCATCAAATTATGAATTTAATGATGGGGACTCAAATGCAAATTGCACAAATTGAGAGTTCACATAAACCAGAATTAGAAAGATTGGCGGTAGAATTAGCAATGGGGCAATTAGGTGTTGTTGAGGGCGATATTGAATATGACGCTAAAATAACATCTGGAATGAGTGGCATCGACCCTGAAGGTTTTAAAAAGACCCCAAGCGATGATCCAAACATTGACGAAGTTGAAATTGAAACTGAATTATTTGATGAATTATCACATTTAAATTTAGAAAGAGCAAAAAGAAGATTAATCAACGCAATGATGCAAGGTGCTTCAGAAAGAGGTCATTATATGTACCATTTAGTTGAGGAAAGAATTCGTGAAATAACCGGCTCAGACCGTTTATTAGCGTTATATGGAATTGTTATGTCAACTGCTGACACAATGTATTGGCAGATGTCAAACAACAGTTTACAAATGCTTACAGGTGGTGGTAGTGGTGAACCACAAGCTGGGGGTAAAGAATCTGTTGATTTAAATTCAACCCCACCAAAAGTTACTGCTAGAGCAATAAATTTCCCAATATTAGTTCACGAATTAGTGAAAGGCACAATGGAAGTTGTTGCTGGACTTTATGGTCAACCTGAAGATATGGACGCGGCTGAAAAAGTGCGTGATTTAGAGGATACCGTTGATAAAGAAATTTGGGATTTGAGATTAGGACCTGCGATATGGGACATTATGCGTTCGCAATTCCCTGAAGAGGTTTTAACAGATGAAGATAAAGTTGGATTACAATTAGTTTTATTTCAACATATTGTTAAAAAACCAGCTAGAGAGTTTTTAATTTTTATGAAAGAGGTTATTTCTGGAAGTGAGAATGGTAAAAGGTTAATGGATGAATTAATGGATGGTATTAATCAAATGGTTAATGACTACGATTACGAGGAAGCAATGTCAGCTTTTGACGAGGATTTAAGTAGTACATCTGAAGACATAGACGATGATGATTTAGATGACTTTTTGGGGTCCATTGGGATCACGAGAAGTGATGACTAAAAATAATGAAAAGGTGGTTATCCACCTTTTTTTGTATTTATACATATGAATAGTAAATTAGAACAATTAAAAGAATATGCGAAGATTATAAAAGATGCGCCGTATGCTTTAAGAACATACTTAACAACTTATGATAATACGCAAAAGAAATATGTTCCGCTAGAATTGTTTCCCGATCAAATCCAATTAATACAGGATTACGAAACATACAACGAAAATATCACAAGAAAATATAGACAGGCCGGTGTATCGACCGTTACCGCTGCGTGGATTTCTAAAAAATTACAAACAGCTAAAGATAATGAACCTGAAAGGGTTTTGATTATTGCGAATAAGAGAGATACCGCTATTGAGATGGCTAACAAAGTTAGACACTTTTTAGAACAATGGCCAGATTGGATAAATGTTGGGTTTTCACCCGATAAAAACTCTGAAAGTAGATTTAGATTAAATAATGGTTGTGAAGTTAAAGCGGTAGCAACATCTGCGGATGCGTTACGTGGTTACACACCAACTATTCTAGTATTTGACGAAGCCGCGTATATCGAGGCCGGAGAGGATTTCTGGGCGGCTTCTATGGCGTCTTTGTCTACCGGTGGTAAAATCATTCTTATTTCTACACCAAATGGTTATGACCCAATTTATTACGGTGTTTATGACCAAGCAATGCGTAAAATGAATGATTTTCATATTACAGATTTAAGATGGTTTAAAGACCCTAGATATACAAAAGATTTGCATTGGGTAAAATGTTCTGACATAACACATTATATGTTAAACAGGGAACAATATAATGACGATGAAGTTGTTTTACGTGACTTCGATATTGAGAAATATACCGAATTAGAAGAGCAAGGTTATAAACCTTTTTCTTCTTGGTTTGAATCAATGTCTAAAAAATTCAAATACGATAGACGTAAAATTGCACAGGAATTGGAGTGTGATTTCTTGGGTTCTGGTGATGGGGTTATTCCAGGGGATGTTCAAGAAAATATAGCTAAAAATATGATACAAGTTCCTAAAGAAAAATATATGCAGGGAACTTTTTGGATATGGAAAGAACCAATACAAGGTCACAGATATATTATGGGCGTGGACGTTAGTAGAGGTGACAGTGATGACTATTCTGCGATTAGTATTATAGATTTTGACGATAGAGAACAAGTTGCGGAATATGTTGGTAAAATGCCACCAGATGATTTAGCCGCTGTAGCATATAAATGGGGTGTATTATACGAAGCATTTATTGTTGTTGATATTACTGGTGGTATGGGAGTAGCCACCTCAAGAAAATTACAAGAATTAAATTATAAGAGTTTATTCATAGACGGTGTGAATACAATGAATCCATGGGAATACAATAGAAAAGCTATGGAAAAAATACCTGGGATAAACTTTAACAATAAAAGAACCCAGATTGTAGCAGCGTTTGAGGAACAATTAAGAAAAGGTTTTGCTGTTAGGTCAAATAGATTATTAAATGAACTAAACACTTTTGTGTATATTAATGGCAGACCAGACCACATGAAAGGTGCTCATGATGATGCTATTATGAGTATGAGTATTGCTTTATATGCTGGGGATATATGTTTTACACAACTTAAAAGAAACGAACAACAATCAAAAGCTATGATTGATTCTTGGATGATTGCTGAAAGAACATATGAAACTGGTAAGAATTTTTATTCATATGGAACATCCCTAGACGCTATCGGTTCAATGCAAATGGATGGTTCACAACACAATAACACACAATCACAACCTGCAAAACAACAATACCAAGAATACGGATGGTTATTTGGTGCTAATAAAAAGCATTCATAATCTATTGATTTTTGTGTATATTAAGAAAGAAAAAGTATTTATATAGATATGGCAGACCAAAATTTAACAATATTTCAAAGATTAACCAAAATCTTTGGCTATCAGGGACAAACACCGCAACCGCCGTCGTTTAATTTTTCTAAGGAAGAACTCCTTACGACTAATGACCCGATAGAATATGAGCGTGAAAGATTGAAATTACAACAAAGCCAATATCTTTTTGATAAATGGGCTAAGGTTGATAATTCAATGTACAATCAATCGGTTTATTATGAACCAAATAGAATTGCTGCATATTATGATTTTGAATCAATGGAGTTTACACCTGAAGTGTCAGCGGCATTGGATATCTACGCCGAAGAATCTACAACAATGTCAGAAAAAGGATATATTTTAAACATATATTCGGAATCAAAAAGAGTAAAAAATATTTTAATTGATTTGTTTGAAAATAAACTAGACATCAATACGAACCTACAAATGTGGGCTAGAGGTATGTGTAAGTATGGTGACGATTTTGTTTATTTAAAAGTTGATCCTGAAAAAGGAATCATTGGTTGTCAACAATTACCAAATATTGAAATAGAAAGAATTGAAGGTTCTTTAGGTTTAACCCCGTCACAAAGAGATACAAAATTACCTACTAAAGAATTAATGTTTAGATGGAAAAATCGTGACATGGAATTCCAAGCGTGGGAAATTGCTCACTTCAGAATTTTAGGTGATGATAGAAAGTTACCTTATGGTACTTCTATGTTAGATAAGATTAGAAGAATCTGGAAACAATTATTACTTGCTGAAGATGCTATGTTAATTTATAGAACATCTAGAGCGCCTGAAAGACGTGTATTCAAAGTGTTTGTTGGTAATATGGATGATAAAGATATTGAACCATATGTACAACGTGTTGCGAATAAATTTAAAAGAGACCAATCAGTTGATTCTAGAAATGGTCAAGTGGATATGCGATATAATCAAATGGCTGTTGACCAAGATTATTTTATCCCAGTTCGTGACCCAGCGGCACCAAACCCAATTGATACATTACCAGGTGCACAGAATTTAGGTGAGATTGCCGATATTGAATATATTCAAAAGAAATTATTAGCGGCTCTTCGTATACCTAAAGCGTTTTTAGGTTTTGAAGAAGTTGTTGGTGACGGTAAAAATCTTGCGTTAATGGATATTCGTTTCGCAAGAACAATTAATAGAATTCAAAAATCATTAATTCAAGAATTAAACAAAGTTGCGTTAATTCATCTATACATGTTAGGTTTAGAAGATGAATTAAATAACTTCACACTAGGTTTATCAAATCCATCAGCACAATCAGATTTACTACGTATTGAGCAATGGAAAGAAAAAATCACACTTTATAAAGACGCGACATCAGATCAATCACAAGTTGGTATTCTACCAGTATCACATACATGGGCTAAGAAAAATATTCTTGGATTTAGCGATAATGATGTTCTTCTTGATTTACAACAACAACGTCTTGAAAGAGCAATGGGCTTTGAATTAACAAATACTCAGACAGTAATTAAACGTTCTGGAATATTTGATGAGGTAGATGCTAAGTACGGTATTTCAGAAGAAGAAAGACAGGCACTAGAAGCGGCTACTGCGGCTGGGGCTGAAGGTGGTGAAGCACCTGAGTTATCTGCACCAATGGGAGCACCATCTGCACCATCAGGACCACCAGCAGGTGGCGGTGAAGAACCTTTAAGTGAAAGTAAAAAAGCTAAACTTATCTCATCT